CACATACTCAGATGTTTGGGGAGATATGTTCCTCAAAAAATATGTTACTGCTCTTTTTAAAAAACAATGGGGGCAAAATCTTATTAAATTTGAAGGACTACAGTTGCCAGGTGGGGTAACACTCAATGGAAGACAATTATATGATGATGCAAATACAGAACTAGAAAGAATAGAAGAAGAGGTCCAACTCAAGTATCAGCTTCCAGACGATTTTATGGTGGGATAATATGGCTACCAATCATTACTTCAATCACTACGGAACCAATACAGCTGACCAAAGACTCATCGAGAGTATTATCATTGAGTCAATCAAGGTTTATGGCATAGACTTACATTACATGCCAAGAACTTTGGTTAATGAGGATAAGTTGTTTGGTGAAGACAGAATTTCACAATTCAACGACTCTCGTATTATTGAAATGTATATTAAGAATGTCGATGGGTTTGAAGGTGAAGGAACTTTTGTTTCTAATTTTGGACTTGAAGTGAGGGATCAAATAACCCTTACAGTATCCAGAAGAAGATGGACAGAACTCAATTTTGAAGGTGATGGTAGAGATAAAGAACCAAAAGCTGGGGATCTTATATATTTTCCTCTTACCGATGGACTCTTTCAAGTATTGGATGTTCAAGCAACCAATACATTTTATCAGACAGGTTCTTTACAAACTTTTGACTTAGTTTGTGAACTGTTCGCTTACTCTGATGAAAAAATTGATACTGGAATTGAAGAGATAGATGATATTGAAAGAGAACAATCCTTTGTTCGTACCTTTGAATTAGCTTCTAGTCCAGCGCCAGGTACTTTCCAAATTGGAGAGACAGTTACAGGGGGAACTTCTGCTACTACAGGAGAGGTTGCAAAGTGGGATGCTACAACAAGGTATCTATATCTTATCAACATGACAGGAAACTTTTCAGTAGGAGAAATTCTTACTGGAGCAACAAGTACAGCAACTGGTACTTACGAAACCAAACAGACTACAGATGAAGCATCCGAAACTCTTGCACAAATTGAGGCAGGAACACAAGAAAGAGTGACAAGTAACAAACAGTTCGAGAGTGATGCAGATTCGATTCTTGATTTCACCGAGGGTAATCCATTCAGTGAAGGGACTAATTACTAATGTTAGGTTCTACCTTTTATCATCAAACGATACGCAAGTATGTGGCAGCATTTGGAACTCTTTTCAATGACATTAATATTGAAAGGAAAAACTCATCTGGTACAGTTATTGAAAGAGTTAAAGTTCCTCTGGCCTATGGACCAAGACAAAAATGGATTCTGGCACTTTCTGAAACTACAGACCAAAGAAGAGTTTTAGGTGCTAGACTGCCAAGAATAGGTTTTGCTCTCACAGGTGTAAATTATGACTCAGTAAGGAAACTCAATACTGTAATTAGAAATGTGGCAGCAAATACGGCTTCTACTGGTTCTGTCTTGAGTCAATACAATCCTGTCCCATATAACTTTGATTTTGAACTTTTCATTCTGGTTAATAATGCTGAAGACGGCACTCAGATTCTTGAACAGATTCTTCCCTACTTCACACCAGAATTTACAGTCACGATAAACACAATTCCAGACATGGGAATTAAGGCAGATGTTCCTATTGTTCTCAATTCTGCCAGTCAGTCCGATGAATATGAAGGTGAACTTGCAACAAGAAGGACAATCATCTGGACTTTGAGTTTTCTTCTCAAGGGTTTTGTATATCCAGATGTCAAGAGTGGTACACTTATCAAATCCATTGAAGTCAACTTCAGAATACCAGGCAGTAGTGATAGTGATGTTCAAGACTTAGAACAAGAATTTATTGTCTTGGAAACAACCAAAGATGCTTTGGCTACTTCAGACTATATACTTCTGGAAACTGGTGATTATGAAAGAATTATGTCTGAGAAATCTAGTCAAGATATTGGTGATGCAACTGTGAAATCTCGCTATACAGTAGTCCCATCCCCAAATACTGCACAAGCTGATAGTGATTATGGATTTAGTGAGACATTTGAATTTTTCGATAATCCTAAAAACTTTGACCCTGAGACAGGCGAAGATTATACATGACAGTAGCAAATATTGATGACCACTTAGACGAGGTTTTGGGAATAATCGAAAAACCTAAGAAAGAGGTCATAAAAGTAGAGAAAGTAAAGCCACCAATTAATGGTCAGGATGAGAATACTGATTTTCAGTACGCTCGTGAGAATCTTTACAACCTAATTGAACGTGGACAAGATGGGTTGGAAGAACTTATTGAAATTGCTAAACAGTCAGAACATCCCCGAGCCTTTGAGGTAGTTGGTCAAATGATAGATAAACTGACCACAACCAACAAAGAACTTCTCAATCTACACAAAACCAAAAAAGACATACAGACTGAAAAGGGTGGACCTACAAATGTCACCAATGCTCTTTTTGTGGGGTCTACAGCAGAACTTCAAAAAATGTTGAAGGGTAAGAAGGATGGCTGAAACCTATCTGGGTAATCCTAATCTAAAATCAGTAGGACAGCCTGTAGAATGGACAGAAGAATCAGTAGAGGAATACAGAAAATGTATGGTAGACCCTCAACATTTCATAGAGAATTATGTCAAGGTCATTCATGTAGATAAAGGTCTTATTCGATTTGATATGTATCCCTATCAGAAAAAAATGATAGATTCATTTGTCAATGATAGATTTGTGATTTGTAAAATGCCCAGACAGACAGGTAAATCTACAACAATCATATCCTTTCTTCTTCATTATATACTATTCAACGAGAGTGTGAACTGTGCAATTCTGGCAAACAAACTAGCCACAGCCAGAGAACTCCTATCCAGACTGCAACTCGCATATGAGCATCTACCAAAGTGGATGCAACAGGGCGTGGTCGTATGGAACAAAGGAAACATTGAGTTAGAGAATGGTTCTAAGATTCTTGCAGCGGCCACGTCTTCATCTGCAGTCAGAGGTAGTTCTTTTAATATCATCTTCCTTGATGAGTTTGCTCACGTTCCTAATAACATCGCGGATCAATTCTTCACTTCCGTTTATCCTACAATTTCTTCTGGTGAAACTACCAAAGTTTTCATTGTATCTACACCACTTGGACTCAATATGTTCTATAAACTATGGGTGGATGCAGAAGAGGGAAGAAATAACTATACTCCAATTGAAGTTAATTGGAGAGAGGTGCCGGGTAGAGATGACAAATGGAAAGATGAGACAATCAAGAATACGAGTCAACAACAATTCACTCAGGAATTTGAATGTCAATTTATAGGTTCTACGTTGACTCTCATAGCTCCATCCAAACTTAGGACAATGACTTTTCAAACTCCAATAGCATCTAAAAATGGAATGGATGTCTATGAACAACCACAAAAAGGGAAAACTTATAGTATCATAGTAGATACATCTCATGGTAAAGGACAAGATTTTTCAGCATTTTCTGTATTTGATATAACTCAATTTCCATATAAACAAGTTGCAAAATATAGAGATAATATAATTTCTCCAATGGTATATCCAAATGTGGTTTTTCAAGTTGCAAAACGATACAATAATGCATGGACATTAGTTGAAATTAACGATATTGGACAGTCTGTGGCAGAATCACTTCATCATGATTTAGAATATGAAAATATGCTTATGTGTTCAATGCATGGAAGAGCTGGTCAAAAAATTGGTGGCGGTTTTGGAAAGAATGCTCAACTTGGAATACGAACCAGTAAACAACTTAAAAGAATTGGGTGTGCTGCTTTAAAGGAAATGATTGAGACAGATAAACTCATTATTCCAGATTTTGACACTATAGCAGAATTAACAACCTTTTCTTCAAAATACAATTCATTTGAAGCTGAAGAAGGGCATCATGATGATTTAGCTATGGGTCTTGTAGTTTTTGCATGGCTAGTTCAACAACAATATTTTAAAGACATGACAGACCTTGATATTAGACAACAAATGTATAAAGACCAGATGGAGTCTATGACACAAGATATGTTACCATTTGGCATAATTGATGATGGATTAGATGATAATAGTTTTACAGATAATGATGGAACCACATGGAAAGTCGTGGATGATTGGCAGAGAAATTATTTCTAAACTTCACTACTAAATCCAAAATCATCTAAATCTTCTGGTCCTCTTTCCTTAATACTTTGTATCAATTTTTTCGCATCTGGATGTATTCTAGTAGAATTATATTTGAGTCTTGATTCACTCTTAGTACATATAATAAGGTGTTCTGGATTAACACAACAATTATTTTGACAAACTTGATGTACTATGTGTTTGTCTGGTATTTCTCCTTTATAATGTTCATAAGCAAACCGATGCGCAGGAATAGATTTTCCTTGATAAGAAAACATACCATACCCCTGTTGTGTTCTTGAAGCAGTCCATTGCCAACATTCACTCCCTGAGTTTTGTTTAGAAATCTTGCCTAAAAAGCGGTCAATTGCGTTCATTTTCAAACTCCACAAATAAATTTATATCTCAGTAATTATTTATATTCTGAAGAGTTTCCTTTTTATAAATAATCATAGTAACAATTTACACCGAATAAACCATTATTAGGAGAGATGATATGCCTTTTCAAGTAAGCCCTGGCGTAAATACATCTGAAATTGATTTAACAACAGTAGTTCCTGGCATCTCTTCCATTGATGCTGGATTTGCAGGACCTTTCAGATGGGGTCCAGCAAACGATGTGACACTTATTGATTCAGAAGACCTTTTGGTACAAACATTCCAAAAACCTGATGCTAATACATACACATCGTTTTTCTCTGCGGCCAATTTTTTAAATTATTCAAGTAAACTTCATGTGGTTCGATGTATATCCACAGCAGCTAAGAATGCAGCTTCAACAAGTGGTGGAGCAATTCTTGTAGCAAATAACACTGTATATTGGGATTCATACGATGAAGGTCAAGCTTCTGTAGCAGATACTAGAGGCGACTATATGGCCAAATATGCAGGAGAATTGGGTAACAGTCTTAAAGTTTCTTTATGTGGTCCAACAAGAGCAAATCTTGCATCTGGAAACACAGTAGTTGCATCTAATTCAGATGTCACTTTGACAGGAACCTATACAATCCATGCTTCAGATAAGAGTGGTACTGGTGCATCTGGTTCATTAGCAGGTGTAGAACTTAGAGTTGGTGATTTTATCACTTGTACATCACCATCCCCAGCTGCTGGTAATAACTTTATCGTAACAGCAATTTCAAGTAATACTGGAATAACTGTAGATTCAAATCCAACTGGTGGAGCACAAGTTACAACTGGTACATTTGTAAGAAAGAAAAGATCACCATTTTCAGAACCTGCTGAAAATATGAAAGGTACGGTTGCAGTTACAGCAAACGTAGCAACAGTTACAGCAACAACTGCAACTGCTGGTGATCAAGCTATTACTGCATTTAATCTTCAATACACAGTTGGTGATATTGTTAAAATTAATGGAGAAGAGAGAAGAGTTACAGCAGTAACTAATGCTACTTCAATGACAGTTAATACTGGATTTACAAATACTGCAACTGCTCAAACTCACTCAAGAACTTGGGAATATGCAGGACTTTTTGATAAAGAACCAGTAACAACTCAACATTCTGCAGATAAAGGTGCTCTCTATGATGAGGTTCACGTTGCAGTAGTTGATGAAGACGGAGAATGGACAGGAAATCTTGGAGAAGGTCTTGAACTTTTCACTGGTCTTTCAGTAGCAAAAGGTGCTAAATTTGAAGACGGAACAAAAGCATACTATGTTGATGCTCTGAATCGTAGGTCAAAGTACATTTGGTGGGCAGATCATAACGCAAAAGGTGATGCTTACACTACTGGTGGAGCTGCAGTTTCTGCTTGGGGTGCAACTCCAACTGCTGGAACTGAATATGCTTCTTCATCCTCTGCAGGTTCATTAATTTCAACATCAAGTCTTGGTGGTGGAGTTGATGGTTCAGATGTAACTGATGGTAATAAGATTACAGGTTTCAGAAAGTTTGAAAATGCTGAAGAAACTGATATTGGTCTTATGATTTGTGGAGAAGCTTCTGCAACAGTTGCTCTTGATGTTGTTTCAATCTGTGAAACAAGAAAAGACTGTGTAGCATTTATGTCACCAGAACAATCTGATGTTGTCAATAACTCAGGTGGTGAAGCAGATGCTGTTGTAGATTTTAGAAATTCAATCGGAAGTACATCTTATGCAATGATGGATTCTGGATGGAAATACCAGTATGACAGATATAATGATGTCTTCAGATATGTACCTCTAAATGCTGACATTGCTGGTCTTGCGGCCGCAACAGAAGCAAACAGAGATGCTTGGTTCTCACCTGCTGGATTCACTAGAGGTATCGTAAGAAATGTAGTAAGATTACCTTTTAATCCAAGAAAATCTGAGAGAGATACACTCTACAAAAATGGTGTCAATCCAGTAACAACCTTCATGGGTGCTGGAACAGTTCTTTTTGGAGACAAAACTCTTCTTGCAAAACCTTCTGCATTTGACAGAATCAATATCAGAAGATTGTTCATCATCATGGAGAAAGCCATTGCTAGATTTGCAAGAGCTCAACTCTTTGAATTCAATGATGCATTCACAAGAGCACAATTTGTTGGTGCAGTTGAACCTTTCTTGAGAGATGTACAGGGAAGAGATGGTATTACCGATTTCGTAGTTATTTGTGACGATACAAATAATACCGCATCAGTCATTGATAGAAATGAATTTGTTGGTGACATTTATGTTAAACCAAACAGAGCTATCAACTTCATTCAACTCAACTTTGTTGCAGTTAGAAGTGGAGTGGCATTCTCAGAAATCATTGGATAAATGATATAAATAATAATAACTAATCAAAGGTGGGGGAAGACGGAAACAGCCGAAGGGTGTACTTGTAAAATAAACTTCCCCACCCTTTTTATTTTAATCTTGTTTTCGGAGAGTATATATGTCTTTTGATATTTCAAAATTTAGAAGTCAGGGTATAAGGAGTAGTGGTGCCCGACCAAATTTGTTTAATGTTCAACTTACTGGTGTACCAGCAGAAGCAGGTATGCCAATAACACAGTTTCCATTTTTATGTAAGATTGCATCAATTCCAACATCAACATTAGGTGTTATTGAAATTCCTTATTATGGAAGAATGGTTAAAGTTCCAGGCAATAGAACATTTGATAATCTTTCAGTAACAGTTATCAATGATGAAGATTTTGCAATTAGGAATGGTGTAGAAAAGTGGATGGCTGAAATAAATAATCATTTGGAAAATAAATCTGCAGCAGGTGGTGCTGGAAGTGTTGCTTTGTTTGGTGGTATAACCATTACACATTCTACAAGAGATGGGAATGATGCATCAACTCCTTGGAAGTTTTATAGTGCATTTCCAGTAGCTTTAGGTGAAATTGGACTTGATTGGGGGTCTAATGACACAATTGAAGAATATACTATTGATTTTGCATATGATTATTGGCAACACGATCAAGTCACTAAATAAATATATTATATAAGTTTCCAATTAACTAGGGGCATGGGGGCTTCTCGGCCCCTCACCCTCTAGGAGTATATGAATGGCAATTGAATTATTTGGTTTTACAATTGGAAGAACACAAAAAGAACAAGAAGCAAAAGAAAAAGTTTCTTTTGCACTTCCTTCCTCAGAAGATGGTTCCCTTGATATTTCTGGTGCCACTGGTGGAGCATTTGGCACCTATCTTGATATGGATGGGGCTGCCAAAAACGAATCTGATTTAATCCGTAAATATCGTCAAATGG